CAGTGGTCGTCACTGGATTACCCGCACCATTTTCAGCAACCGTCACAGTCGTTGACGTTAAAGAATTTCATTTCACCGCAGCAATTACCAGCGCGGACGTTACATTGCGTGACATTATTCCAACAGGTACGGCAACACTTTCGGGCTATTCCGCAGCTGAAATCTACGCCAACAGTGCGCCAATTGAATCAGCCGTGCTTGCAGTCAGCGTTGAAGTTTTCCAATCACGCGTTGCAGCGGGCGGTCAGATCGAGGGCGTCGATTTTCAAAGTACGCCGTATCGCATGGGTCGCAGTTTGACCAATCGTGTTTCGACCTTGCTTATGCCGTTTTTAGACGTTGAAACGGTCGTTCAATAAATGCCAGCCAACGCCGTTTCCGATACCCGCGCAGCCTTAGCCAACGCGTTTAGTTCACTTGCTGCAAACATTTACCCAAGCGTTCCAGAAGCACCAATTCCACCAGCGATCGTGGTTGTTCCAGATTCGCCGTACATGGAAGTTGTTTTGCTAGGAAAGGCACAAACAAAAGTCAAAATCAATTTTGCAATCACCGCCGTTGTTGCTTCAAATAGCAATGCGGGTTCATTAGACAATCTGGAAAAACTCATCATGGGAATTCTTGCGGCAATGCCCGCAGGATACGTTGTCGGCGTCGTTGAGAAGCCGACGGTGCTTGAAGTAGGTCAATCACCAATGCTCGTCGCAGACATTAACGTTTCAACGTATTACACACAAACGACATAAGGAGTAAAAATGCCAACAACAGTAATAACTGGGCGCGACGTCACCTTTACTATTGGTGGCAATAATTACGACGCCCAAGCGACTAGCGCGGTTCTATCAAACGACCCGACTATTGAAACGTACCAAACTTTGGACGGAAAAGTTTACAAACACATTGATGACCAGTTCTCGTTTGACGTTGAAATGCTTGCTGACTGGGGCGCAACAGGTTCATTGTGCGAAGGTTTATGGAACGCAACTGAATCAGCACCAAACACAGGAATTTCAACCGTGTTGACTGCTGCCAGTGGTGCGACATTTACATTCCAGATTTTGCCAGCGTTTCCAAGCGCGGGCGGTACTGCACCAGACGCTCAAACAGTGTCGCTATCATTCACCGTTATCGGTATTCCAGCCGAAGCGTTCTAATCAAGAAAATCGGGAGACAAAATGAAACTACCAATTACGATCGAATACAACAACGGCGATCAGGCAACATTTGTTGCTGCACCGCCTGAGTGGGTTAAGTGGGAAAAGCACACGGGCAACACAATTGCACATGCGCAGGAAAAAATCGGAATTTCCGATTTAGTATTTCTTGCGTATCATGCAATGAAGCGCGAAGCAGCTGGGAAGCCAGTCAAGCCAATTGAGGTTTGGACTGAAACCATTGCAGACGTGGTTGTTGGTGAAGCAAACCCAAAAGTTACCCCGTCGGAAGCCTAAGCCGAATCGTTTGGGAAGTAGCCCTTGCAACGGGGCTACCCCCAAGCGAATTTGAATCAGCCGAAGACGTTTTGACGGTCATTGAAATCTTGGAAAGGCGCAAAAATGGCGGGTGACGCAATTACTTATGACAAAGCCGAATTGCGTTCCATAACGCGAGCGTTTAAAGCAATGGACGACGAAGCCATTGCACAGGCGAAACAATCGTCAAGTGCATTGGCTGATTTCGTGCGCGGCAAGATCGTGGCAGCGGCAAACAGTGTCACCCGTAATCGTTTGGACAACAAAGTCGCTGAAGGTTCGAGGGTTTCCAAGTCATCAAAAATTGGTGAAATAAGTTTTGGTTTTGCGGGTCAAAGATTAAGTGGTGGCGGTACAACTCAACAGTTGTGGGGCGGTTCAGAATTTGGTTCAAATCGCTATAAGCAATTTCCAGTTTGGTCAGGTCGAGAAGGTCGCGGTTCACGCGGCTGGTTTATTTACCCAACCCTTAGAAGTGCCCAACCTGAAATCATTCAGAAATGGGAACAAGCGTTTGAAAAGATAGTTAGGAAGTACGACTAATGGCTGGTTCTCGTACCCTTAAACTATCTATCCTTGCCGAAACAAAAGATCTGGTTGACGGCTTAAATAAAGCAAGCAAAGAAACCCAATCCTTTGGCGATAAGGCAACTGAGTTTGGCAAAAAAGCGGCGGTGGCATTTGCCGTTGCGGGTGCAGCCGCACTTGCATTTGGGGCTGACGCGGTAAAGGCAGCAGCCCAAGACGCCGCAGCCCAAGAAAAACTTGCCGACACAATCAAGGCGACGACGGACGCAACCGCTTCACAAATTAAAGGCGTTGAGGATTACATAACCAAGACTTCAATTGCCATTGGCGTGACTGACGACGAATTGCGTCCAGCATTCGGACGTTTGGTTCGAAGCACAAAAGACACCGAAGAAGCACAACGCCTTTTGAATCTTGCCCTTGATCTTAGTGTGGTCGCTGGTAAGCCAGTCGAAACCGTTGCGAACGCATTGGGTAAGGCATACGACGGCAACACCGCTGCACTTGGAAAACTTGGTTTGGGACTTGACGCCAATCTTTTGAAATCAAAAGACAACGAAGCAATCATTAAATCATTGGAAAAGACTTACGGAGATTTTGCCGAAGGCGCAGCTGAAACGGCGGCAGTTAAATTTGAGCGAATTAGAATCGCTACCGACGAAGCAAAAGAATCAATTGGCGCAGCCCTTTTGCCGGTGGTTGAACGTCTTGCTGATTATGTCTTATCAACAGTCGTTCCCAATCTTCAATCATTTATCAACGGTCTTACAGGTTCGGGCAGCGTTACTGAAGCAACAGAAAATGCAACTGACGGGGCGTTCAAGTTTGGTGAGCAAGCAAAAAGAGTTATCAAAACAGTCATTGACTTAAAAGACGAATTGAAAATTATTGCTGGTGTAATCGCTACGGTTTTTGTTGTTTCAAAAATTTCAGCTGCGGTTATGGGAACAATTGCACTAATCAAACAATTATCGGCAGCCTATGCAGCCTTGCGAAATACCGCCCTTGCAGCCGCCATTGCTTCACGGTTTGCAGTCAACCCGTTTTTGGGTCTTGCCACCGCCGCCGCAATTGCAGGTGCGATCTACGGCGCAACGAAGATTTTTGGTGATGATGATACGGGCGGGATAAATTTGTCAGGCGGTACGCCATTTGCTGACACAATCAGGGACGCGGGCGGAACATTCGGATTTCCGTCGATCACAGGTGGCAACAATGTTGGGGGCGTCACGGGCGCTTCCACCAGTGGAATTACCGCTGCGGTTAAATCCGCCGCAACGGTATCGCCAACGACCCTGACGAACCCTCTTAATGCTGGAACATTTAAAGTCGCCGAAACAAAAACCGAACCAACAATTGTGGTCAATGTCAACGGTGCAATTGACCCTGAAGGAACGGCGCGCACAATTGTTGACACACTAAACAATTCCTACTATCGCGGCACGGGCGGCGCGAATAATTTGGTGGCAATTTAATGACCCAATGGCAGCCCATTTGGAAAGTTGAAATCGACGGCGTTGAATACACGTCAGCGGTTTTGGCTAACTTGACCATTCGTTGCGGTCGTCGCAACATTTATGAACAAGCGCAAGCGGGTTATACCAACATTCAATTGTTAGACGTCAATCAAACAGCCATTCCTGTCGAAATCAATTCAACAATCAGCGTTTCAATTAAGAATTCAGCTGCAACGTTTATTCCTATTTTTGGCGGTAATGTCGTTGACATTGGTTTAGAAATCAGGGACGTGGGCACAACAATGTTCACGCAAACTTACACAATCACCGCATTGGGGGCATTGGCGCGTTTGCCAAAAGCATTGACCAATGGCGTTTTGGCGAAAGATTTTGACGGCGATCAAATTTATGAAGTCTTAAAAGAAGTGCTATTTGACACTTGGGCAGAAGTGGCAGGTGCAGAAACTTGGGCAAGTTATGACCCAACCGTTACTTGGGCAAACGCTGAAAATTCAGGTTTGGGCGAAATCGACCGTCCTGGCAATTATGAGTTAGCAGCAAGGTCAAGCGAACGCACCGACGTTTATTCATTGGTTGCAGCGCTTGCAACTTCAGGGCTTGGTTACATTTACGAGGACGCGCAAGGACGAATTGGTTATGCGGATTCAACGCACCGCACCCAATACTTACAGGCAAACGGTTACGTCGATCTAAACGCCAACCATGCCCGTGCAGCTGGTTTGCGCATTGAAACCCGCGCGGGCGACGTGCGAAATGCTTTGACTATCAAATACGGGGCAACGAGCAATTCGGAAGAATCAGCCGAAGACGCCGATTCAATTAACCAATACGGCACACTGGCACAAATCATCACAACAACACTGCACAATTCAAGTGACGCCACCGATCAGGCAAATTTCTATTTGTCCTTACGCGCCCAACCTGAGCCGATTTTTAGCCAAATTACGTTTGATTTGACCAACCCTGAAATTGACAATTCAGATCGTGACAACCTTTTGGGTGTTTTCATGGGTGAAGCACTTGCCCTTACAAACTTGCCCTTGAACATGAATTCGGGCACGTTTCAAGGATTCGTCGAGGGCTGGACATTTCAAGCGTCGTACAACCAACTTTCGGTGACTTTGCTGGTTTCGCCATTGGCTTATTCTTTGCAGGCATTTCGTTGGCAGGACGTGCCAGTGACCGAAACTTGGGCAAGCGTGTCGCCGACATTGACTTGGGAAAATGCAACAATTGTTGCCTGATAAGGAGAAAACATGACAAATCCAACGAGCAACTTCGGGTGGCAAATGCCAACTTCGACTGACTTGGTTACAGACTTGCCAGCAGATTTTGAAGTTTTTGGTCAAGCCGTTGACACAACATTGGTTGACCTGAAAGGCGGCACAACAGGGCAGTATCTAAAAAAGAATTCCAACACCGACATGGATTTTGTTTGGGGTGGCGGCGGCAAAATGCTTCAGGTTGTTTTTGCGTCTTATTCGACCGAAACTTCATCAAGCACGACAACTTATGCTGACACAGGTTTAAGCGCAACGATCACGCCGTCTTCAACCGCAAGCAAAATTTTGGTTATTGTGAACACAAATGGGGCAACAACCGATACGGTCACAAATCAGGGAATTAAATTGAAATTGGTGCGTACTTCAACCGATCTTGCAATTATTACCGATCTTTCTAACAAAATGGCAGGTGCGGCGACTGCGGTGCAAGGCGAATCAATTGGATTCAATTGGTTGGATACACCCGCTTCAGTCAGCGCTTTGACTTACAAAACACAATACGCCCGTTTGGCAGGTTCGGGAACAGTAACTTTGCAAAATCAAATGGGCGCAAATGGCAGCACATCAACAATGACTTTAATTGAAGTGGGGGCTTAATTATGGCAACAGGTGGCGAAGTGTTAACAATGCTATGTCCCGAAAAAGAATGGACAATTTACGGTGACGATTTTGATTCAATTCAATGGGTAAAAGGCACACCAATTACAAAAGAAGAATTCGAAGCAGGATTTGCCCAAGTTGACGCATGGAAAGCGCAGGAAGCACAAAAGGCTGCAAGCCAGAAATCTGCATTGTTAGCAAAATTGGGCATTACTGCTGACGAAGCGAAACTTTTACTTTCGTGACATTTCCGCAGGGTACAAATGCGCGTTTGATCGAAGTCGCCGCAGCTGAAGTGGGCACGGTTGAGGAAGGCGACAACCTGACCAAATACGGCAAATTTACAAAAGCCGACGGTTTGCCGTGGTGCGGTTCGTTCGTCAATTGGTGCGCAGCGCAAGCGGGCGTCAAAATTCATTCAGTTGTTGGCACTGCCGTGGGCGCACACAAATTTAAAGAAATTCAGCGTTGGTCAAACATGCCGCAATTGGGTTACTTGGCATTTATGGATTTTCCGCATGACGGCGTTGATCGCATTTCACACATTGGAATTGTTGTCGGACTTATTGATTCGAAAACTTGCTTGACGATCGAAGGCAACACCAGCGGGACAGGCGACCAACGCAATGGCGGAATGGTCATGGTAAAGGTTCGTTCGTACGGGGCAGGAAAAGAAATCGTTGGGTTTGGAATTCCAAAATTCGTTCCGTATCAGGGCGAATTCCCAACGGTTACAGTTCCAACTTCGGGAGACAAACCAAAGAAGGAGACAAAAAAATGGACAAAGCCAAAGCCTTAGCAGCGTCGTGGGCGCGCTCATTTATGGCAGCAGCACTTGCGTTATACATGGCGGGAGTGACCGACCCTAAGACACTTGCAATGGCAGGTGTTGCAGCGGTTGCACCAGTGATCTTGCGCTGGTTAAATCCGCAGGATAAGAGTTTCGGGTTAACGGGGAAGTAGCCCGAAAAGTCGCGGCGGCATGGTTGGTTTGGGCACTTGCACTAACCATGTCCGCTTGCGGTTATCAGGGCTGGGTGCGTTATGAATGTCAAGAATTCGACAACTGGGACGAAGCGCATTGCCAAAAACCGCAATGTCTCCCCACTGGAACATGCACTGACGACCTACTTGGAATTGAATCGAAACAGACCCGCACGCCGTAAGTCGCCCGAGGAAATTCACGCGCAGCTGATTTTGATAATTGGTTCAACCCTTGCAGCAGTGTTTTTGGTTGTAACCGTTGGCATAACTTATGCGCTTATTTTTGTCACGCAACCAGTCAGCGCGCAAGCACCAAATGACGCAGCCTTTATTGATTTATTGAAAACATTGGCAATTTTCTTGACTGGTTCGTTGGGTGGCGTGCTTGCTGGAAATGGACTTAAATCCAAGCCAAAGCCCGCAGACACGCCGACAAACACGCAAGGTTCTTGACCGCGCGTTGTTCATGCGTCACCCTGAGTTCAGGTGGTAACACTTACCGCCTAGAATCGGGAGAATTCAAAAATGGTACTTGATCTATTAGACCCGCAAACGTTGGGTCGTTTGGTGCTTGTCATAATCCTTATGGTGCTTGGGGCTGCGGTTGGTTACGCAAAAGGCTTCAAAGACGGCAAGCGTGAGGGCATGGCACGACGTAAAGCAATGGTTCGCCACCTAAGCAATAAGGCGGTCAACTAATGGGGTTCTTGGACAATTACGAGGCTTCACGCGAAAGACTGGAACGCTGGTTGAAAACCTACCCAACGGGACGAATTGAAACCCGAATTGTTGAATTTAGTGCTGAAAAGGGTTTTGTCTTAGTCGAAGCAAAAGCATTTCGCAAGCAAGCCGACGAACAACCAGCGGGCATTGATTATGCCTACGGTTATCAAGGCGCGTACCAGCCAAACATGAAACGCTGGTTCGTCGAGGACACGGTCACTTCAGCAATTATGCGGGTTCAACAACTTGTCATGGGCGGGGCGGAACGAAGCACAAAAGAGATCATGGAACAGGTCGAAAAGACAACTGCAAAAGTGGCAAACACAGATTCGACCGATTACTGGACGACAAAGTTTGGCGACGTGCCAAGTTACAAAACCGCAGCTGAAGCCGAACAATCTGGCATTCCGTCGTTAGGTTCATCAATGGACGAAATTGCTAAGCAATTGGGCGGTGAATTGGTGCAAGAAGCACCGCAGTGCAGTCACGGGCACATGATCTGGAAGCAATCACATGACGGGGCACCAAAAACATGGGGCGGGTATTTCTGCACCGAACGCACAAAGGCAACCCAATGCACGCCGCGTTGGTACGTCCTACGTTCGACAGGTAAGTGGGAGCCACAGGTATGAGCGACTTCATAGAAATTATCTATCCCCAAGACATGACCGCCAAATTGTTTGAAAATGGTGAAGTCATTGCAGAATACAAAGTCGAGCAATGCGACAAGTGTTCAAAACTGACCAAGTTTGATGCGTTTGGTTATCAAAAAGGCTATGACAAAGCCGAAAAGATAATCTGGTTTTGTGCGGGTTGCAGATGAAAATGCAATTAACAAGGCAGGAAGAATTTACATGCCATGACGCTGCGATTCATTTAGCCAAAAACAACACGGACTATTGGCAAACCCGCGAAGGCGGTTATTCAACCGACAAGTCACTGCATGATCTCATTGCCCAAGACGCACAAAGCATTGGCAGCGAATGGGTTGTTGCAAAATACTTAGGTGTTGAGTTTGACCCGTTTGAACAAAAAGGCAAAACAAAAGCCGACGTTGGCAGTCATTTTGAGGTGCGCTGGACAAAGTACGTTGCCGGACATTTAGTTGTTCACGAATACGATCGACCAAACGACGTGGCAATTTTGGTAACTGGTGAATCTCCCAATTATTTCATTGCGGGTTGGATTCCCATTGCTATGGCAAAACGTCCCAAGTACCGACACACAAAGCAACCGAATTGGTGGGTCACACAAATAAACCTTCAGCCGATCGAGAATTTACGGAGAAGCAATTATGGAAACAATCCAGTTTGAGTGCAGAAAATGCAAAAAGATAACAAAGCAGCTGATTCACAGGATAACCGACAACCTTCCCAGTGGTGTCGAAGTAATCCAATGCACGAAGTGCGAAGTCATGGGGGTTGCACAGATAGGAAGTTCCAATGCCGATCTATGAGTTTGAATGCACGGTGTGCAAAATCCGTGTTGAGGTGGATAAGTCAATCCATGAGGAACGACAACCAATCTGCTGCGGGTCAAACATGAGCCGTGTCTACTCAACTTTCGGCATTTCATTCAAGGGTAAAGGCTGGGGTTACCAATGAAAAGTTATACACAGGCGTTATCCACAGGGGTGCAAAAGGTGTGGGACACGCCCAAGCCCATGCGTAAGTTATCCACTTGCTTGACAGGTGCGCTACGATCTAATCGCTTGAAGCGCGCCGCTGAGGCGGTGAGCGCGCGAGGGCGAATCGATCTAATGGGCAAGGTTTATGCCATAACGGCAGTGCTTTCAATAACGGGCACACTCAACGCAAATGCAGCTAATTATTCAATAGACCATTTAAAACTTTATGCACATTCAAGAATTCTTGACTATAAAGAATTCCAGTGTTTCAACAAGATCATCACAAAAGAAAGTCGTTGGTCATACGTTGCAAAAAATGGCAGTCATTTCGGACTGGGTCAAATGAGATCGAAGCACTATCGTGACCTTGATCCATTCAGACAAATAGACGCTTCATTGCGATACATTACAAATCGTTATCAAACGCCATGCAAGGCGTGGGCATTTCATCAGGAAAGGAATTATTACTAATGGCAAGTGCATTGAAGGACACTGGCAGCACTGCACGTTGGCGCAAGATTCGCCAATCGATTCTTCAACGTGACGGACACACTTGCCAGCAATGCGG